GAGCAGCTGCTGGAGGCCTACGACGGCTCCGGCTTCAGCTCCCTGCGTATCGCAGAGGACGGCGGCGGCCGGTTCTACCACCGCTGCCATCTGTCGATCTACGGCACCATCCAGCCGGCAGTTCTCCGCGAGCTGGTCAAGGCCGGCGACGCCTCTGGCCTCTGGGCTCGCTTCCTGTTCATCCCGCTGCCTGAGCGGGTGGTGCCGATCCCCGAGAGCGAGACCGATCAGGAGCGCACAGAGGCCCGCTGGGCAGCTGATGTGCTGGCCCACCTCTGCCGCTGGGTCTACAGCCTGCCGCGGCAGTCCCTGGCGCTCTCAGCCGAGGCCCGGCGGAAGTTCGTGGCCTATGAGGCGAACCAGCAGCGGGAGGTGATGCGCACCACCCTCGGCGCCCAGGGCGCCTTGCTGGGCAAGGCCGCCGGCAAGGTGCTCAGGATCGCCGCGCTGCTCCATCTGCTGCATCAGGGCAGCTCGGACGGCTGGCACTCAGATCTGATCTCCGAGGCCGTGATGGACCGGGCCTGCGTGCTGGTCGATCACATCAACGCCTGGACCATGGGCCTCCATGAGCAGGTGGCCGAGGGCGCCAACGATCTGATGCGGCTGATCCATCGGGTGGCCCTGGCAGCCGGCGCGGGCTTCATCAGTTTCAAGGACGTGGTGCAGCGCATGAGCAAGGGGCAGCGCAAGGAGAGCGACTCCGCGTCTGTCGCTGTTGCCATGGAGGCTCTGGCAGAGCTTGGCGTCGGTGAAGTGGAGCGCGGCGCTCGCGGGGCGGTCCGATACAGGGCAACCGGAGAGCTGCCGTGAAGGTTGGTTGGTTGGCTCAAGGTTGGCCGGGGAGCCAACCATGGGAAACACAGCCAGAGAAAGGAGTCTCAAGGAAAAAAGGAAGGAAGGTTGGTTGGTTGGTTCTTTTCTGTCTTTCCTCCGTCCACTGCTGTTCAGACGGTTCACGGCGATACACGCACCCGAAAGCGACCAACCAAGCCAACCAACCAACCTTCAGCACCAAACCCATTGCACTGGAAGCGCTCTGATGGTTGGCTCCCCAGCCAACCTCACAGCCAACCATCAAGCGGCTCACCCTCACAGTCCCAGTAGCTCACCTATGACCACCTGGCTCCCCCCCATCCCGGGCCTTCGCCGGCAGGACCCTGAGCACCGCTACGTGCTCGATCGCCCTGGACAGCCGCCCCACGTGTTCCCGGTCTCCATCACCGGTGTGCTCGCCATCGGCCGTTGCCCTCGCGCCATCGAGGCCATCGAGGCCTCTCGCGACGTCTGGGAGCCTCGCGGTACCACCGTCCACCTGGCGCTCGAATGCCTCCTGCAGGGCCGCCTCAGCGAGCTGCAGCCGCTCGCCGCTGGCGATTACGCCGACTGGATCCAGCCGCTCATCGAGCACCACCGCTGGGGCGACGTGCAGGTGATCGCCTCCGAACGACCCACCTGCTGCCTGGCACGCAACGTCTCCGGCACCTACGACGCTGGATACAGCGACCCATCAGGCCGGCGGATCCTGGCCGATCTCAAGACGCTCAGCTCGAACGGTCGCACCTACTGCACACGCGCCCAACTGGGGGGCTACATGGCTCTGGAAGCCACCTGGGGCGTCCACTACGACGCAGGGCAGACGATCTGGTCTCGCCCTGGTCAGGCCACGTTCTCCGCCCTCTACAGCCGTCAGGAATGCCTTGTGGCGTGGGCGCTCGCCTGGGCTCGCTGGCTGCACCATCGCGATGCCGTCCGCGCGACCGACGACCGAATCGCCCTGTAAGGCTGGAGTCCAGCCTCCACGGCTCTGTTGTTTTCTCGGCCTCACCCCCGGCCAGGGGTGGGGTTTTCTGTTTGGCGCCGAATCGTCTACGCTGCCCTCGCGGGAACCGGGGGATCGTCGCCGGTCGGGCTCTCCCCGCTGCGCAGCTGCCCACTGGTCGGCTCAGCTGGTGGACCCACAGCCGCAGCACTCGGGATCTATCGCGATGCGTGGGGATGCCAAGCCACCATGGCTCCTGGCCCACGTCAAGGGCTCACCCCGCCACACCACCACCGACAGCACGACACCATGACCATCGACGACACCATCGATCGAACGGTTCAGATCAAGCGGCAGATCGCTGATCTACAGGCCGAACTCGATCAGTGCCTGGACCGACTCCAGGCCGCCGTTGAGATCGGCGACCTGGATCCGCAGTTCAGCCATGCCGACGTGGCATTCAGCCTCTCCAGTGGCCGGGCCACCTACGCCTACCCGCCAGCAGTCGTTGAGCTCTCCCAGCAGCTCAAGCACGCTCAGGCTCAGGCCATCGCCGACGGCAGTGCGTCAATCAGCCGCGGCACGCCGTTCTGGACCATTCGCCTGCCCCGGTCATGATCCTCCCCGACTGGCGCATCCGTGAGTTCGGCCAAGCCGGTCTCATCACCCCGTTCGATCCCGATCTGGTCAACCCCGCCAGCCTCGACCTGCGGCTCGGCGACACACTCCTGATCGAGTCGGCGCAGTCACCTGATCTCGTGCCCTACCCTCTGGCACGTCACTACGCGGACGACCCCTTCCTCCTGCAGCCTGGCGAGTTCGTCCTGGCCGTCACCATGGAGGTGCTGCAGCTGCCTGATCACATCTGCGGCCAGCTGGTGCTCAAGTCCAGCAGGGCCCGCGAGGGCCTCGACCATGCCCTCGCCGGCTGGGCTGACCCCGGATGGCGTGGCGCGCTGACCCTGGAGCTGACCAACAACCGCCAGCTGCACCCTCAGCCGCTCTACCCGGGCCTCCGCATCGCTCAGCTGGTGTTCCTGATCATGGAGGCACCGCCTGCCGCCACCTACTCACTCACAGGCCGCTACTGCGGCGATCTGGTCGCCACCGCCAGCCGTGGCTAGCCCGCAGAAGCGCAAGGGCGACAGCGCCGAGCGAGAGGCCGCACAGCTGCTGTCCGAGCTGCTCGGCGTGCCCGTCCGCCGCCAGCTCGGCGCAGGCCGCCAGGACGACGTCGGAGACCTTGATGGCGTGCCCGGGCACGTCATCCAGATCGCCTCCTGGTCTGACGTCGCCGCCGCGGCGCGCATCAAGCCCGCAGCGGCTGAACAGCAGCGACGCAATGCTGGCGCCGCCCATGCCGCTACCCTCGTGCGCTTCCGAGGTGGCACCTGGCGCGTGGTTCTTACCCTGGAGCAGTGGGCCGCCTACTTGCCGTGATGGAACAACTGCTCGCCCTGTTGCATCGCTCCAACTACCCATGGCTGCACTGGTGGCAGGAGGTCGCCATCAACTGGCTCTCCAGCTGCTCGAACATCGGCACCATCACGGTCTCCAGCCGCGATGGCGCCGATGGCTGCTGCTGGGAGCCGTCAGACGACACCCGCGAGCGGCTCGAACGGCTCCTCCATGACCCATGACCCGCCGCTACCTGGTCACAATCCGGATCGACCCGAACGATCCATCCCGCACCCAGGACATCAGCGTTGCCGCAGAGTCCGCCTACCACGCGGGCTGGCTCTGCAGGCAACTGCACCCTGGCGCTCGCCTGCACGCCATCCGCCTCGCCCCGGAACACCGCCAATGATCGAGTTCGAGGTCGATGCGTCCGGGCTAAACAGCGCACACGTCTGGCTCGCGACCGTCACGAACCAGATGCCGTTCGTCACATCACGAGCGCTCACCGCAACAGTGAAGGCCATCCATCGGGACATGCGTCGCATGCTGCCGACCGTGGTACATCGCCCTACCTCCTGGACGACCAGAGGGCTGTTGGTCCGCTACGCGACCCGCCACGACCTGACCGCAGCGGTCGGCTTCAACTACGGCGATGGCACGTTCGTTCAGTACACCGGCGGCGTGCCGGCCGGCCGATACATGGACGTGCTCGCGGCAGGCGGAGAGCGCAACGCAAAATCCACAGAGGCCAAGATCCGCCGCGCCGGCTTGATGCGGTCCGATCAGTTCATCACCCCAGCAGGGAACGGAATCGGTCGCCCCAACGCGTTCGGCAACGTCCCAGGGCCCCGATACGTGCAGCTCCTCTCCCAGCTGCGCGCAGGCTTTGACCTGGGCCACACGTCCAACGCACCACGGGGCGGGGGGTCCCGCGGCCGCTCAGCCGCCAAGCGTCGCAAAGTCGATCTGTTCCTGCGCCGCACACGCCGTGGAGCCAGCGTGGTTCAGCGGACAGGCCGCGGACCCAAGGGGGGCACAGGCAGGGGCTCAGGGCGCCCCGGGCGACCGCAGACCAAGGGCTACCGGCGCGATCTCAAGCCGGCCTTCTGGATCGTCGACACACCTCAATACGACGTCCAGTTCCCGTTCCGACGCATCGCACAGCAGCAGTTCAACGCCGAGATCAACGGACACTTCAGCACTGCGCTGCAGCAGGCGCTCGCCGCGCGGAGGGGCTGATGTTCGCCGCGAACCGGATTCGAGGCCTGTTCGGGGGCGAATCCGTGGGTGATTTTTTTTTCTGCCATGCCCTCGACCGAAAACCCTTGCAATGACTACCCCGGTAGAGCGGGTCCTTCCCCCGGAGTAAATTTGAGGGTTATTCGAACCGCGGCCGGAATCTAGCGTGTGGCTAGAACATGGTTACTAGGAGCCTCGCGACAGGGATGATTGCGGGGTTTTTCAATAGGGAATCGCTGCTGAGAATCCCTGTCTACGACTGCGATGTAACCAGTTACCGCCCCGGTTACAATGGCTGCGACAGCTTGCGATCAGCGCATGGGACAGGCGACGCCAACGGCCCGGACGGTGGAGGTCTGGCCGATCGATCGACTTCGGCCGTACGAACGAAACTCGCGCACCCACAGCCGCCAGCAGATCCGGCAGATCGCGCGGTCCATCCAGCAGTTCGGATTTACCAATCCGATCTTGGTGGACGCTGACGACGGGATCCTGGCTGGTCATGGGCGCCTAGCGGCCGCCCGGGACATGGGGCTGCAGCACGTGCCGGTGATCGTGCTCGATCATCTGACTCCCGAGCAACGGCGCGCCTATGTGATCGCCGACAACCAGCTGGCACTGACAGCCGGCTGGGACGCTGAGGTGCTGCAGCAGGAGGTGATGCAACTGAACCTGGAAGACTTCGATCTGGATGTGCTGGGCTTCAGCTCAGACGAGATCACGAAGATTCTCGATGGCGAATGGCGTCCGGATCAGCAGAGCCAAGAGCCGGCCGACGACGACGACGATGCCGATGACGACGAGCCGTTCCAGCGCGGCCAGCCGCTCGCGATCATCTTGGAGCCACAGGAGATGCATGTATGGCGACAGGCCAAGGAGCAGCTCGGCCTGGTCCGAGACAAGGCGGCACTGCTGAAGCTGGCGACACAGTTCCTGAGCGATGAGCAGCAATGACCAAGGATTCGATCCGTGCATTCAAGGGCGAGTTGTTGTGGGCGCCTGAGGCTCTGGAGCTGAGCATGAGCTGGTGCAGCCACGCATGCAGCTACTGCTATGCCAATGCGCGCAAGCCGAATCGGCGAGTAGATCTGCCGGCCATCGTGGGCCTGCTGGCGAACTTCCGCAAGCGCAGCACAAGGGAAGCGCGCCTACTGCAGCTGGGCTACCCCGTCAATGTGTCGAACCATGTTGATGTATTCGCCGGCAGCAATGCCACTCAATTCGAGCCGATATGGGAGCTGATGGTTGATCAAGGTGTGCCGATTGTGTTTCAGACGAGAGGCGCGCACAAGCCACAGCAGAAGATCCTCGATCGAGTCATTGCGGAAACGCCGCGGTGTGTGTGGTACGTGAGCATCCCGATGTGGGATGACGAGATCAGGAAACGGATTGAACCACAGGCGCCGAGTATCCCGTATCGATTCGACTTGATCCAGCAGATCAAGGAGGCCGGCCACGAAGTGGTCGTCGGCGCTAATCCGACGTGCCTGGACTGGCTGCCTGAGTTCGAGCCACTGGTGGATCGATGCCGAGAGCTAGGCGTCTGGGGGCTGTGGTTCAGCAAGCTGTATTTCGGTAGCACCTTCAACGAGAGCTTGACGCCGCGACAGGTCGAGATGATCACCCCTGATCTGATCGAGCGATGTGGCTGTCGTGGTTCTGACGTTGATCATCAGCACATCATGCAGATGCTGGAGTATGCGGAATCCGTAGGGCTGGCAACGTACTACCACGGCGCCGATCGCCCGAGTCGGTTGTTTGATGCCTGGGAGAGGAGCTATCCCAAGCTGATGCCCATGATCCAGCAGCTAATCAATGCAGCCGACAGTGTGTATCGAGCAGAGAAGAACACGGACTATGTGATCATCGAGAAAGCCGCTGCAGTGGACGCAATGCACCCATTGCCTGGCGGATTCAACTACGGGGTGTTCTTCCATTCGGATGTCAAGCAGTTTCGGATCGACAGTGGATTACCTGCTGGCGCGAAGCTACCGAGGTTCGATGTAGAAGGCTTCTGGGATCTGATGTGGCGCAGTACGTATTTCTCTCAGCAGGCCGGCCCGCTCAGCGCTTCGTGCTTCGCGTATGCGTCGATCAAGGAGGGTGATGAGATCACGCCATTGGTTGATGACGCAGGGGATGCACTGCTGGTCTACCGTCCCGAAGGCTGGCGGCATATCTTTGCGTCCACGCCGGAGCTAGTATAGGAGTGTTGTTTCGCATGGCAAAAGTATGTCTCACCTGGGTTTTTACTACGGCAACCGCAACCCTCGCGGTAGCGCATTTCGTCGCGGCAAGGGCGGCCGGCTTCTGCCGGCTCGGCGGACGCAGCGTCAGAAGGACATTCGTGCGGCGTACAAGTTCGGCCGCGGCCAGATGCGCGCGACGGCTCGCGCAGCGGCAGAGGGTTGATAACCATGGCCGAGAGGTTCGTCAATGAGCCTCTCGGCCCATGGGTACGCGCAGCATCGACGACAGCGAGGGCTGCGTGGCACCAGCCACGTGGCCGTCATCAAGGCGATCGAGTCAGGCCGGCTATCTGCGCCGGCGGTGCACCGCGACGGTGCGCAGTGGGTGATCGATCCAGAGCTGGCGGATCAGCAGTGGTCAGACCGGACCAATCCGAGCGCGGTCGGCCTGGCTCCGCCGGCGCCAGAGGCCGAGGTCGCCCCTCGGCCTCCTGCGGCCGCGCGGCCGGCGCCACCACCACCTGCGGATCCATCACCACCTACAGCCCCATCCCCCGCCCCTGCGAGGCCTCCTGCGCCGGCACGACCTGTGCGCAGCAAGCCGCAGGACCTGGCGTCTGCGGTGCCGGCGCTGTCCACGAGCAAGGCCATCGCCGCGGCCTATGACGCCAAGCTGAAGCAGCTGGAATACCAGCGCGCAGCGGATGAGCTGCTGCCTGCGCGGCAGGTCAAAAACGAGGCGTTCGCACTGGGCCGGGCGCTGCGCGACAGCCTGATGAGACTGGCCGATCGCTTGGCGCCGACACTGGCCGCAGCGAGCGATGCGCGGCAGGTGCATCACCTGCTGACGGAGGAGATTCGCATCGCGCTACGGAGCTTGAACGATGGCTGAGCGACGCGCATCACACTGCAACTGGCCAGATCCACCTGGATACAGGGAGACCATCGAGCGAATGCGAGCACGAGTTCCGTGGAGGGTAATTACGTCTTATCCATCTGGCAAGATCGCCACAATTCTGATTTCACCAGACAAGGTAAAAGATGCCCCATACCAATGGCTTAACAATGACTGATCCCGTGAATCATCCGGCGCATTACACAGCCGGCTCGGTTGAAGTGATCAAGATCCTGGAGCAAGCCGTAGCAGATGCGCCTGACCCTGTGTTGGGTGGTCTGCAATGGCAGGCGCTGAAGTATCTCCATCGCCTATGGCTTAAGGGCGATGCGCTGCAAGATGCGCAAAAGGCCCGCTGGTATCTGAACAGGCTCATCGAGAGGCTTGAACGTGGTTGACGGTGCAGCGATCTACCGAGCGGCGTTCCTCGATGGGTTGATGCCACCGGCGCCGATGACGGTGGATCAGTGGGCCGATCAGCACCGCATCCTCAGCGGCAAGGGCGCATCAGAGCCAGGCCCCTGGCGCACGGACCGCACGCCATACCTGCGCGAGCCGATGCAGTGTCTGAGCCCCAGCAGCCCATGGCGACGGGTCGTGCTGATGTTCGGCTCGCAGATGGGCAAGACCGAGGTGGTGCTCAACTGGCTGGGGGCGATCATTCACTTGTGGCCTGGCCCGGTAATGCTGGTGCAGCCGACCGAGCTGATGGCCAAGCGACTCAGCAGCCAGCGGCTGAAGCCACTTCTGCGCGAGACGCCGGTCCTGGCAGAGCGCATCGCTCCGGAGCGATCGCGCGATAGCGAGAACTCCATGTTTCTGAAGAGCTTTCAGGGTGGAGTATTCGTGCTCACCGGCGCGAACAGTGCGGCAGGTCTGCAGAGTATGCCTGCTGCCTACCTGCTGGCCGATGAGGTGAGCAGCTATCCTCTGGAGGCAGACGACAAAGGCGACCCGTTGGAGAATGCCGAGGCCCGAACGACCACATTCCCGATGGGGAAGATCCTGGTGACATCGACGCCAGGCACGCGTGGATCCTGTCGGATCACGAGCGAGTTCGAGACTCGATCAGACCAGCGGCGCCTGGCGGCATTCATGCCATGTTGCGGAGCTCGTGAGGTGATCCGCTGGCGCGAGCACATGGTCTGGGACCGGCCTGATGGGGATGTTTGGTGCCAATGCCCAGCCTGTGGCGAGCGACTCCCACAACACCACAAAACCACGATGCTGGCCGGCGCAGAGTGGCGCGCCAGCGCAGCGGGCGATGGGCAGACCGCTGGGTTCCACCTGCCCGGCTGGTATGCCCCAGCCGGCTGGACGCCGTGGGAGCAGATCCGAGATGAGTTCCTGCGCGCGAAGGCTGATCCTCTGCTGCTCAAGGGCTGGGTCAATAAGCGCTGTGCGGAGGCGTGGGAGGACGAGGCACTGGTGAAACTTTCGGCCGACCACCTGCTGACACGTGCAGCTGCCGACCCATACCCGTCAGGACACTGCCCGGCCGGCGCGCTGCTACTGGTGGCTGCCGTTGACGTCCAGGACACATGGCTGGAGATGAGCGTGTGGGGCTATGGCCGCGGCGAAGAAAGTTGGCTGATATGGCATGAACAAATCGATGGCAATCCGGCCGAAGCTGATGTATGGGAACAAATCAATACGATCCGCCGTACTCAATGGCCACGTGATGGCGGCGGCACCATGACCGTGCGGTGCTGCGCAGTCGACAGCGGCGGCCATTTCACGCAGGAAGTGTATGAGTACGCACGATCGCATGCTCGCGAGGGTGTGGTGGCGGTGAAGGGCTCCAGCACGCGTGCGGCGCCGCTCGTGGGCCGCGGCAGCCCGCAGGATGTGACATGGCGCGGTCGCACGATCAAGGGCGGCGTGCGGCTGTTCATGGTTGGCACTGATGCCGCCAAGCGCTCCATCTATGCCCGGCTCAAGATTCTGCAGCCTGGCCCGGGCTATGTGCACTTCGGCCAGAACGCAACGGACCAGTACCTGGAGGGCCTGACGTGCGAACGGCTGATGCCGCGACAGGTCAAGGGGTTTCAGGTTCTGGAATGGGTCAAGCCACCTGGAGCACGCAACGAGCCTCTCGACCTTGCGGTCTATTGCCTGGCGGCACTGGAGCTGATCAAGCGCCGGTACAACCGCGCGACGATGTGGGACCAGCTGGAGGCGCAGCTCACTGCTCCAGCAGCTGAGCCTGCCGCTCGACGCCGCTCAGCGCCGCAGACTGGCGGGTTCGTCAGCGGATGGTAGGGGTTACCCTGAGGCAATAGGAGAGGAGAGATGCCACTGCCAGCCGTCATCCACGCGGGCAACACAGTGCAGTGGGTTGAGCCTGCGGCATTGGATCTCGATGGCAATGCCGCGACATCAGCGACGTGGACGCTGACCACGTTCGTGCGGTTCAATGCCGCGAATGAGGGAGCGACGATCGTCGGCACGGCGCGAGCTGATGGCGGCTGGGACAACAGCCTGAGCGCGAGCACCACCAGCGGGTTCGACGCTGGCGTGTGGCGATGGGAATCGCGGATCAGCAGCGGCGCGGTGGTGATCACCATCGGCACTGGCACATTCGAGACGCGGCGCAGCCTGTCGTACGCCGGCGCCCCTGGCGCCTTCGACGGCCGCAGCCAGGCGGAGCAGGATCTGGAGGCGGTGCAGGCCGCGATCAGGGCGATCGTGAGCCGTGGTGCGCGCAGCTACTCGATCGGCACCAGGACATTCACGGCGCAGGACCTGAGCGATCTGATGCAACGAGAGGCGCAGCTCAAGGCCATCGTGAACCGTGAACGTGCCGCCGAGAAGATCGCGGCCGGCCTGGGTGATCCGCGGAATCTGTTCGTGAGGTTCGGATGAGCAAGCGTCGCAAGCCCACTCCTCCAGCGGCCACTGGTCCGACGCCGATGCGCCGACGCGCCTACGAGGGCGCCGTGATGAACCGGCTTACGGCCGACTGGGTCACAGCCTCCACCAGTGCCGATGCCGAGATCGACGGCAGCCTGGTCAGGTTGCGCAATCGCACCAGGCAGCTCTGCCGCGACAACGCCTATGCGCGCCAGGCGCTGCGTGCGATCGGGCTCAACATCATTGGGCAAGGCATCCGCATGCAGGCCCGTGTGCCGGGCATTGGCGGCACGTCTGACCAGCGCGCCAGCGCCGCCATCGAGCAGCTGTGGCGCCGCTGGACACGCCACGACTATTGCCACTGCGCCGGCCGGCTGGCATTCGAGGAGATCGCCCGGCTGGCGGTGCAGGCGATGGCCGAGAGCGGTGATGTGTTCATCCGCCTGGTGCCGCAGGCATTCGGTCGCAGCCCAGTGCCTCTGGGCCTGGAGGTGCTGGAGGCTGATCTCGTCGACGAGGGCAAGACCGAGGGACCGGACCGCGACGGGAACGAGTGGCGGCTGGGGGTGCGGGTGAACCGCTGGGGTCGTCCGATCGCCTATCGATTCAGGACTCGCCACCCGGGTGACGTCGCCGGCTCCGTCGGCTACGCATTCGTCGACGTCCCAGCCGAGGAGGTGATCCACCTAGCGATCATCGACCGCCCGGGTCAGACCCGTGGCGTGCCCTGGTTCGCGGCTGCGATCAAGCGCCTTCACCACCTGGCGGGTTACGAGGAGGCGGAAGTCGTCCGAGCCCGCGCCAGCAGCTCACTGATGGGATTCATTCAGTCGCCCGACGGCGAGCTGATCGGCGATGGCGTCATGGACGCCGATCGGGTGAGCACGTTCGAGCCTGGCGTTTTCAAGTACCTGGCGCCGGGCGAATCAGTGCAGGTGCCGCAGCTCGATGCGCCCGATGGGCAGTTCGAGCCGTTCCTGAGGGCGATGCTGCGGGCGGTGGCGGCATCGATCGGCTGCTCCTACGAGACCGTCTCCAGGGACTTCAGCCAGAGCAATTACAGCAGCAGCCGCTTGAGCCTTCTTGAGGATCGCGAGCATTGGCGCATGCTGCAGCAGCATGTGATCGATCACCTGTACTGGCCGGTGTTCGAGCGCTGGATGGACGCAGCGATCGGCTCCGGCGCCCTGCAGCTGCCTGGCGGTATGCCGCCGTCCGAGCTGTACCACCGCATCATCCAGTGGTATCCGCGAGGCTGGAGCTGGGTTGATCCAGCACGGGAGATTGCCGCCTACCAGGCTGCAGTTCGCTGTGGGTTCACGACTCAGGCGCAGGTCGTGGCAGAGCAGGGCCACGATCTGAGTGACCTGCTGGACGCTCGCGCGAACGAGGTTCGCCGTGCGGAGCAGCTGGGGCTGCAGTTCGACACCAACCCAGCAGACGACCGCGAGGGTGGATCTCCTCGATCGACACCAGGGCGCCCAGATGAGCCTGAGTCGCCAGACGATGATGACGAAGACGACCAGACCGAGGAGCAGAGCTGATGGCGAACGTCAACGGCACTGAGATCAACCTGACGCCAACAGCTGCCATGCGTGCTGAGGCGGAGCGCTACCGGGCCTGGAAAGCCGATGGCCGGCCTGGCGGCACCGATGTGGCTGCCACTCGAGCGAGCCAGATCCTGTCCGGTGATGAGCTATCACCTGAGACCGTGATCACCATGGCCGCGTGGTTCGCCCGCCACGAGGTCGACAAGCAGGGCCAGGGATTCAGCCCTGGAGAGAATGGCTACCCATCACCAGGCCGTGTGGCATGGGCGGCATGGGGCGGCGATCCGGGCAAGGCGTGGGCGGATGCGCGAGCTGCACGAATCAAGGCATTACAGGATCGTATGCTGGAAACATCTATCACCGCGCCCATGGAACTGCGCGACGTCACGAACGACGATTTCCGGCGCAGCGAGGCTGTTGAGTTCAGCCGCACTGGCGAAGCGGAGGAGTCGAGGGCTTTTCAGTTCTCGTTCTCGTCTGAAGCGCCAGTACAGCGCTGGTTCGGCACCGAGGTGCTGAGCCATGACGATGGCGGCCCCGACCTGGCGCGCCTGAACAATGGCGCACCGCTGCTCTGGAACCACGATCCGAATCAGGTGCTCGGCGTTGTCGAGCGCGGCTGGATTGATTCCGACAAGCGCCGCGGCATGGCGAACGTACGATTCAGCCGCTCGGCGTTCGCCGAGGAAAAGCTGCGCGACATCCGCGACGGCATCCTGCGGAACGTTTCGTTCGGCTACAAGATCCTGGAAACCCAGGCCGGCGCCGATGGCGCTGTGGTTGCTACTCGTTGGCAGCCTCTGGAGGTGTCGGTCGTTTCTGTCCCAGCAGATGCTGGGGTCGGAATCGGCCGCAGCCTCACCCCTGATCCCGCGGCACACGCCGCACCACCTGCCCGTCAACCCATGGAAGAGACCACCACCAGCACCATCGACCTGGCAGCGGTGCGCGCCGCTGCCGCCGCAGAGGAGCGCAGCCGCGTGAGCAGCATCACCGGCCTGTGTCGTCAGCATCACGCCGACGATCTGGCCCAAGGCCTGATCGAGCGTGGCGCCAGCGAGGCTGATGCGATGCGCGACATCCTCGGCGCCATCTCCACTCGCCAAGCCGCCGCCCCCCAGCACGCCAGCCCTGCAGCTCCTGCTCCGCAGCCGATCAGCCGGAACGCAGCTGACATCGGCCTGAGCGACACGGAGGCCCGCAGCTACTCGTTCCTGCGCGCCATCCGTGCCCAGGCCAGCCCGAATGACCGTCAGGCCTGGGAGGCCGCGGCGTTCGAGCGTGAGGTGAGCGATGCCACAGCCACCCGCATGGGCATTGCCCGTGATGGGATCCATGTGCCGCATGACGTACTGCGCCGTGATCTGACCGTTGGCACTGCCAGTGCCGCCGGTGATCTGGTGTTCACCGACGCTCGCCCGGGCTCGTTCATCGAGCTCCTCCGCAATCGCCTGGCGTTGACCACCCTGGGCGTGCAGACGCTCACGGGGCTGACCGGCCCGGTCGCTATCCCCAAGCAAACCGGCGCCGCGACGGCCTATTGGGTGGCTGAGAAGGGCGCCACGACGGAGAGCAACCCGACCGTCGGGCAGATCAACATGACCCCCAAGACTTGCGGCGCCTACACCGAGTTCTCCAGGCGGCTGCTGATCCAGTCGTCGATGGATGTCGAAACGATGGTCCGCAATGAGCTGACCACAATCCTGGCGCTGGAGATCGATCGGGTTGCGCTGTACGGCACTGGCAGTGCCAGCCAGCCGCTGGGGCTCAAGAACATTACCGGCATCAACACCAAGGACTTCAACGCCAACCAGCCCACCTACCCCGAACTGGTTGAACTTGAGACCCTGATCGCCGCCGACAACGCGGACATCGGCGCCATGGCCTATCTGACGAACGCCACCATCTACGGCGGCTTCAAGACCACGGAGAAGGCCTCTGGCACCGCTCAGTTCGTGCTGGAGCCTGGCGGCACCGTGGGCGGCTATCCCGTCGTCCGCAGCAACCAGGTGGAATCGAACGATGTGTGGTTCGGCGTTTGGTCGCAGATGATCATGGGCATGTTTGGTGCACTCACCCTGCAGGTGAACCCCTATGCGCTGGACACCAGCGGCGGGGTCCGTGTGACCGCGTTCCAGGATGTCGACATCGCCGTTCGTTATGCCGAGGCATTTGCTCGCGGCAACAACAACCTCTGAGCCTGAGCCATGCGGATCCTGATCCTGCGCCAAACCGCGATCAATGGCCAAGCCGTCAGGCCTGGCGACGTGATCGATGCTGATGCCGGCGACGCTCGCACCCTGGTGCTGATGCGTAAGGCGGCGCCAGCGCCGGACCCGGATCCGCTGCCTGAGCCTGCGGCATCGGTCGCACCTGAACCCCGTAAACCACGTGCCCGCAAGGGCTGATCACATGGCCATTCATCAGAACACCCTGGAGAAGCTGCAGCATTTCACGCTGCTCGCAACAACCACGATCACTGGCACCGGCGACCAGACCGGCGTTGACATCCAGGCCTACGACGGTGACATCCAGATCATCCTGAATGCCACTGCCACAGGCGGAGCGCACACGCTGACGTTCCGCATCGAGGATTCGGCGAACAACAGCACGTTCGCTGCTGTGACAGGTGGCACGTTCACTGCTGTGGCCAACGCGGCCAGCAAGCAGGTGATCACGTTGAATGCCACCGATCTGCGTCGCTACATCCGTCTCAGCTGCTCTGCCGCCACTGGCTCGCCGAGCAGCGCTGTGACGGTCAATGGCTACGGCACGCGTCAGTACGAGATCTGATGGCGTTCTCCGAGGATCCCACGGCCTTCCTGGAGGACTTCGGCGTGGCTGTCACGTCGGGGGCGACCAGTGGGCTGGGGATCCTCGACTCACCCGGTGAATACCTGATCGAGGAGCAGGTGATCTCGACGGCCTATGCGCTTCGAGCAGAGGCCTCTAAGTTCGGCTCATTGATCTATGGCGCCAACATCACGGTTGCAGGTGTGTTGTACAACGTTCTCGACAACCGATTACTGGATGATGGCGTGTTCTGTCTGATTAGCCTTCAGAAGGTTTGACATGGCACTCGCTGCAATTACCTCCGTCACATTCACCAGGCCGAGCAACACCACGGCATACACCGCCGGCGATGTCATCGGAGCGGCTGATACAGGCACTCCAGCTAATGCCGGCAGCGCGATTCACACGCTGCTTGGTGTAACGCAATCGGACCGATTCGTGATGCTGCAGGAGGCCCAGCTGCTGATGCATCGCAGCGATGTGCCATCCGGCATGACCGGCTTCCGGCTGCATTTCTACGACGCATTGCCAGAGGCCATCCTGGACAATGCCGCATTCAACCTGGTAGCAGCTGACCGGCTGCGCTGGCGCGGCTCCGTGGAGCTGCCAACGCCTGTGGACCTGGGCGACACCATCGCCAGCCAGCTGACCTACTGCGGGCTGCTGCTGCCGGTCGCAGCGGGCACCACCAGCCTGTACGTGCAGCTGCAGGCCCTGGGTGCATGGACGCCAGCGAGCGGCACGGTGCATCAGATCCGGGCGAGGTTCGTGGAGGCTGGGATGTGAGGCGACCACTGGCGCGATCTCTGGTCACCAACGCTGGGCGCTGGGCGCTAAATCCGCTGTGGCGCACTGCGCGAGCGGTGCCCAGCCTGGATCTGCGGTTTGCCGAGACCAAGAGCCTGGCCGATGCCGTCTCAGGCCGCAGCCTGGTCACGTTCACGCGTGCCAGCAGCGCCACGGTGATCGGCTCCACAGGGGTGCTGGAGACCGTCTCGGTTGACCAGCCGCGGTTCGATCACGACCCGATCACCGGCGAATCGCTGGGGTTGCTGGTGGAGGAGCAGCGGACGAATTTGTTGCCGAGGAGTGAGGAGTTTGATAATGCGAGTTGGGGAAAAGCGGATGCTACAATTACATCGAATACAGTAATTGCGCCAAATGGGACTCCAACTGGCGATAAATTAACTGAAAATATAAATAACACAACTCACCTTGTTTTACAAGGTAGCACAAATCTATCTGCAGGGGCAACAGTTTGTGCCTCTATTTTTCTTAAGGCAGGAGAAAGGGCGTTTGCATCTATTGGCACACCCAGCGGAGGAGTGGGTACAGGCATAAATCTACTCACCGGGGAACTAGTCAATGTTTCAGTTCCAGGTTGGTCAAACGCCACTACAAGGGGCGCAGTTCCTTTTGGAAATGGATGGTATCGAGTCTATTTTGTTTTTACTGCCACTGGCAATAACAGCCTTTTTGACGCATTGCGCGTATTTACGAATAATGGTTCAACTACGTTTTATACCGGAGACGGCACCAGCGGCATCTACGTTTGGGGAGCCCAACTAGAAGCCGGCTCCTTC